TGAAGTAAAAAGCGGGGATGCTGAAATGCAAATCCGACAGGAAGGTTATTTTTAAAAGGATAACCACTGGCAACGCATAGATATTGAAACTGCAATGCAGAATATAATATATCCAAGAGACTTCAATGCCTAAAATTAATTTATTAATCATGGTAAAAAGATATGCTGAACTAATGGGAACAGTAACCATTAGAAGCGTGAGACAAAAAACTCATGCGATAACAATTTGATTTCTGTGTACGATAATTTAGCTAGAGTTATGTATGACGAAGAACGAGATTGTGAATACGCTCCATTGTCTTGTATGAATGATGAAAAGACCGCAAACCGTGTAAAAGCGGAAGGCGCTACGCCATGTATCTTTGCTGTAATTGCTACTCCGAAACTCAACAGCGAAATTGCACAAAACTTTAAACGTGTATTAGATGAAGAGAGGATAGATTTGCTAGTTGGTTTCGATGTTGCAAGCGAAGAGATACTTCCGAACAACAAAGAATATGTAGATGCACCAGACGCAGATACACAGATATTTTTCGAAAATCCGTTCTTGCAGACACAAGCCTTGATTAGTGAAACTACAGGACTTGTTTATGAGAAGAACGTACAAACAGGTATAATTACAATTCACGAAAGAGGAAACAATCGAAAGGACAGATATACTTCTGTTTCTTATGGTTCTCTGTTTTGTGATTATCTTGAACAGGACTTACTTTCTAATGTTGAAGATTATGAATTTGAAGTCTTGATAAACTAAGGAGGATATATGGCTGAAAAAAATAACGTCTCGCCTGTTCCGAATAAGAGGGGGCGTCCTCCCAAAAAGAAAGCAAGTGAGACAAATACTGTTCAATCCAATAAAGGCAATACTGAATCCTATGAGTATGAGTCATATCATGGCAGAGTTGCGTTGTCCAATTATTATTTTGGACTAAACATCTTTGACTATTGTTCGCCGGAACAGTTGGCAGAGTTGGTGAAAGACCCAATGGCTAATAATGAATTTCTTAGGAAACTATCATTAGTTCTGTACGGCACAAATGGCTCTTTTAGTAATTCAGTTGATTATATGGTTGCGATGCCGACTCTTGATCGTGTGGTTGTTCCGTATGGACGCAGCGAAAAGAAGAAGAAAAAGAATCGTATGCTGATGGAATCCACACTTGAAACAATCAAAGACAAAGAGTTTGTAAGAGACGCTTTGTTTAGAATGATGGTTGAGGGAACGGCGTTCTATTATTTTGAGACTAACACCAGACCGCTTAACAATCAGAAATTCTTATCTGATTATGAAGTGGAAACAATTTATGAAATTAATGATTTAGGTATTAATGCAAGTGTTATTTCTCTTCCGGCAGATTATACAAAAATTGTAGGTAAGAAAAATTCAAATTATGTAATTGCATTTAACTTAGATTATTTCAATTTTGCTACTGGTGAATCAGTTGAAAATAAGTTGCGCAAATACCCGAAGGAAATTAGAGACGCATATAATGCAAAGAGTAAAAACCCAAACAGAAAAGGTAATTGGGTGGTTCTTGATTCAAACAAAACGATTGTTTGTAAGATCAAGAGTAAACAAGATGAACCGTGGGGCAGACCGCTTGTAATAGCAGCTATCACCGATATTCTGTATGGCGATTATTTTACGCAGACAAAGCGTAATGTCTTAGATGAAATTAACAATCGTATTATATATCAGACATTTCCGGAGGGAAAAGATAAGGGTACTTCCGCTCTCACAAAGACACAGCAGCAAAGACAGCATGACGCTGTAAAGTCTGCCGTGTTGAACAAGAATAATTTGGGCGGTACTTCTTTCTTCTCTGTTGCAGCGGGTACAAAGATTGATGCTATCCAGGCTGCAAACACAGATATCTTTGACGATAAGTATGAATCAAATCTCAATGATAAGATTTCACTTGATATTGGTCTTGCTGGCGGATTGCTTAATGGCGTTGGCTCTGGCAGCTATTCCGCACAGCATGAAAACCTTGAACTTGTTTCTGCTCAGATTTTTCAGTATCTTGAATCAATCGAGTATGAATTGAACAAGGTTATCAATAAGAATATTGTTAAAGATAGTAGCAATAAGGTTAGTGTAAGTTATCTGCGAATTACTCATGTAAACAAAACAGATATGGTAGCTTACGCTAAAGAGTTATATTTACAGGGTAAAGGTAGTCTTTCTCTTTGGGCTGCTGCTGTCGGCATTAAGCCGGATGTTTTCTTTGCACTTCTGGATCAAGAACTTGAAGACGATATTGAAAATAAATATCCTGTTCATATGACTTCTTTTACATATAATGGTAATAATGGTGATGATAAAGGCGGTAGACCTGTTGACAAAGATTCAATGGTAGAAACCACGATTACCACTAGAGCCAATGGGAGTAATGATGCTCCTAAACCTAGTACAGACTAAATCGAATAAGATATAAGCAGAGAGCGGTTTTGCATTGCTCTCTTTTTATATATAAACACGAAAGGATGGTGTAAACATTTGAAACGATTTGAACTTTCAGAAAAAGTTTCTTCGAATGGTCAAAGAAAATTCAAAGTAATTTTGCACGAAATTTATCCGGATTCGTGTGTCGATGCGGTCAATGAGGTTGGAACAATCTTTAATGCAAATGGTATCACATGGATTGAAGAATACTGCAAAAAAGCCGCTGACTCCATCGTAGGAAAAAGTATCAGATGTGAATTTATCAATGAGGATCGTACAGAAATTTTGGGACATGGCGCAACCGATATTATTGACGGTGTACCAATTTTCGAAAATGCAACTATGATCGGATTTTTTGATAAAGCATATGTTGAGGAAATCGAAACCACAGATGAATTTGGCGAAGTGGTCAAAAAGAAATTCATGATTGGCGAAGGTGAAATTGACAGCCTTTGCTATCACAATTTCTGCGAACGTCTTGACCACGACTTGATGGAAGGCAATGCGCCGAAAGGCAGTGTTGAAATTCTGCGTACTACAGATAATGATGCAATCGTTTATAAGTACGGTTATAAAGATGAAGGCCGTATTCCGATGGTTTTTGATTACTCTGGATATGCATTGTTGGGAGTTCTCCCCGCTGACCAAACAGCAACTATTTTAGAGTTGAACGAATCTCAAAATTTCAAGGAGGAAACGATAATGGACAAGGCTGAAATTAAGGCAATTGTCGAAGAGGTTACAGGCGTTAATGCTGAAATGAACGCTTATAAAGCTGAGTGTGACAAGGCAGTTGCAGAAGCTAATGAAGCAGTTACAGCTAAAGATGCTGAAATCTCTGAATTGAATAGTAAGGTAGATGCACTTACTTCTGAACTGGAAAGCGCTAAAGCTGAAAACGCTGACCTTGCATCTAAAAACGAATCTCTTACATCAGAAGTTAATTCACTGAATGAAAAGATTTCTGCTATTGAGACAGAAAAGAAGGTTGAGGAACTTAATTCTGCAATCGCTTCTTTCACTGACGAGCAGAAGGCTTATGCACAGGCTGAGATTGACGCTTTCAAGGCTTCTCCGCTTACATCTGAAATTAACTCTGTTGTTAATAAGATTTATGAGGGAATTGGAATCAAATCTGTTGAAGAAGCTGCGAAGGTAGCTGCTGAACAGAATTCAAAGACGGATACTGTTGAGGATATCTTTGCAGCGGTTGAGACTGTAAAGAAAGAAGAAGAAGACAACAGTATTTTCTAAATCAAGGAGGAATTTAAAATGATTAGAAGCATAGCTATTCATTTAGCTATGTGATTAGTCCGTTATATTTCGAAAGAGTATAATGTATCCTTTTGAATTGCTGGAAAACCCTTAGAGCCATTTTGCCACAACGTAACAATGAAATAAATGTAAGCGTGATGGTTAAAAAGTAAATGGATTGGGCGATCAGCAGCCAAACCCCGAACAGGGGGAGGTTCAACGACTATCGGCTGAAATGCCGTTAGGGTGCAAGCGCATCCGAAGTGGAAGGCATCTAAACCAGGAATGGCATGATGAATGATATAGTCTGGACTCATACGAAAGTATGAGAAGCATATTTGCTTATCCGGTTTAGCGAACCGTTTTGCTAATTCGAATTTAAATAAGTTGGTGATTAAATTACGTAGAAAGACAAATGAGCAATTTCTTCACGAAATGAGTGTTAATCATCCAACGTTACAGGTTTTAAGTGAATACAAAAATACTCGAACTAAAGTAGATTTAAAGTGTAATGTATGTGGACATAAGTTTAGTGCAACTGTTGGAAGTTTATATATGAAACATGGTTGTCCAAAATGCGCAGGAATAGCAAGGAAGACAACCGAAGAGTTTATAGAGGAAATGCGTTCTAAGAATGACAATATAATTGTATTGGGCGAATATAAAAATAACAAAACCCCTATAGAAGTGTCATGTAAGAAATGCGGTCATGTATGGAAAGTGTCACCGAATTCTTTATTATCCGGTAATGGTTGTCCCAAATGTAGTGGAAGAATGAGAAAGACACAGGATCAGTTTGTTTTAGAAATGAAAAAGAAACATCCAACTATCAAAGTTATTGGAACGTATACAAACAATAAGACAAAGTTATTATGTTTGTGCAAGAATTGTGGAAAGTATTTTAGAAATGCTCCACATACTATGTTGCATGGCGGTAATGGTTGTCCAAATTGCACTAAATCACGTGGAGAAAACAAAATTAAAAATTGGCTAAATGAGCATGAATTTGATTATCAATGTCAAAAGACATTTGACGATTGTAAAGATATTCATGTTTTGCCGTTTGATTTTTACTTACCAAAATATAATACCATAATAGAGTATGATGGAATACAGCATTTTGCAAGCAAAGAATTTTTTGGTGGTGAGAGAAGTTTTCGAATACTTCAAAAGCACGACAAAATTAAAAATGATTATTGTTCACAAAATGCTATTCGTTTAATACGGATACCTTATACAGATTATGACAACATAGATGAAATTTTGAATGACGAATTAGCAAGTTGATAAACACATCGTAAATGTGAAAGTTTAGGAATGTACGATATTGCAAAGATCAATCCGGTTCTTACATCTCAGAGTGATGTTAATAACTACAGCTTCATCACTGTTGATGGCATTCTGTATCTCGTAATGAATACGATTACAGGTGACAATTCTTATATTGATGATGCTGTTATTCCGGCTGGCGATTTCCTTAATGGATATCAGGTAGATGCATGGTTAGGTCAGAAACTTGTTGCTGATGAAAAGCACATTTCTTATGGTACTGGTCAATCATTCGATTCTATTACGGCTGGCACAACTCTGTTAAAGCCGAAGTCAGATGGCACTCTTGAAGTTGCTTCTACTGCTCCGCAATCTGGCATTTATTTCAAAGTAACAGATAAGGTTGTTTTGACTGAGAAGGCTGTTAAGATGAAAGTCATGACGGCTTAATCTCTTTTACTTAGGAGGATTTAATAATGATTAATACAAGTTACGAACTTAATAACATTCAGAGAGATTCAGATTTCGCAATTAATCCGAAGCTGAACAAGAAATCTCCGGTTTCAGAAGTTTTCGCAGCAATGGTTAGCGGAAAGAATCTTGATTCTCTCGCACTGAATACAGAGAAGGTTAATGGCGCAGTTAATTACATCAAGGAACTTGGTGTTCGTGCTGGGAATGGCGATTACAATGCTGTCGCTGAACTTAATACGCTGAGACGTTGGACAATCGAATCTCCGATTATGCAGGAGATCAAATTACTTGGTATTTTCGGTAATTATCAAGCACTTGGCTATGATGAAACAATCGAGCGTGAGATTACTGTTTATGCTGGCGAAAAGGCTAGAGAACAGGCTGCTGGCGGTGACGTTGTATTTCCGGCAATCGCAGAGGAAAGATACACTGTTCCGACATTCACAATCTCCGGTGGTTACGCTGTAGATTACAGAAGGGTTGCTCTTGGCGATATGTCTAAGGAAAATGAAGGCATGGCACAGGTACAAACAACCATCAGAAACAAGGCTTTGCTTGCCGTTGTTAAGAAAGTCTACGATGCAATCAAAGCAGCTACCGGTGTTAAGTACCAGTTTGAAGGCGCTGGCTTGACAAAGGCTGGCGTTGATAAGGTTTTGCAGAACGTAAGACGTAACGGCAGACCGACTGTTATTGCTGACTATGCTCTTATTTCTCAGTTTACACCGTGGGCGGGTTATGTTGGTTCTGTAAACAACACAACTATCACTGGTATTTCCGAAGCACAGATGAATGAACTGGCTGCTAATGGTGCTCTGTCAATGTACAATGGCGCACTTCTTTCCGAGATGCCGAATCCGTATGATCTGTACAAGCCGACTGTTACAGATAGCGCTAACGAAAAGAATTTCCAGACACTTCTTCCGGCAGGTCTTGGTTTCGTTATTCCGCAGGGCGTGAATTCTCCGATTGCTACATGGACACGTGGCGGTCTTACTTCCTTCACAGGCAATAACGTTAAGAACGGCAAGATTGAAACACGTTTCGACCTTGAGGTTGCTGTTGACGTTGCTAAGACACAGGAATGGAAGATTGGCACAATCTATGACAATACTATTGGCGGTCTGTCACAGTAATAGCTGATTAGTGTCACTAAACCATAGGTAACGAAAATTACCTATTGGGTAATTTAATAAGAACTTTGACAAGGAGGGTCGATTACGGCTCTCCTTGTTTTGGATTCAAAATGGAAAACAAGAATAATTTTTACTGCTACTCTATGCGCTTATATCATTTCCTTACGGCGTTTGGCGAAAAGTGCCACACATCAAAAGTGAATTCGAATAGCGGTCATAGATATTGGATTTTTAGTAAATCGGAAAGACTTGATAAACTGATTGCGGTTTATGGAGAAATGAAACACAAGTTTAGTTGATAGCGTATTTATGCTGGCTTTGTCAGCATTAGTTGAAATGAGGAATTATGGATAATAAAGAAGAACTGAAATTAGACCAGAAGGTTACTGTAAGAAGTATCGCTGGTTGGAATGTTGGATTTGCACGCATTGAAGGTTTTGGCGATTTGACAATCGCTCCGTTTGGAACAACACGTTTGTCAAGAAGTGAAATTATTGCACAGGTTCAGAACGGCAATCGTCTGTTCACCGGCACAGATGGCTTTGGTTCACATCCGACTTTGATTATTGAAGACGCACCTACAAGGGTTGAGTTGGATTTTGAATCGGAAGACGGATCAAAGAAGCAGCTTGCATTTTCTGATGAAAAGATGAAGTCATTATTCGCTCTTAAAACGCTTAATGCTTTTAAGAAAAATTTTCAAGAAGCTATTTATACCAGAGCGGAAAAGTATGCAGCAATTACAGCAATCCAAAGATTAAAACTGAACGATTATGACAAAATCCGTTTTGTCGAAAATTATACTGGCTACAAACTTTCTTAATAATGAAAGGTGGTGTTAAGTATGGCTAATACCACAGCACAAGATGTTTTTGACAGTTTCGAATCATCGTTTAGGGATAAGCAAGTCATATCAGATGATTTGGAGTTTGTTTGGTTATTGAAAGCAATCGGCAGATATTCAGTGGAGTTGGATGAACTAACATTCGATGAAAACACATTGGAGTTTGACCGTAAATTAGATAGATATGCAATTGATACTTTGGGCGCATTTATGAAACAGTCATATCAAGAGCGAGAAGTATCAAGGGTAAATAAGCGTGTATCAATTGTTGGTCGTGATCTTAGCATTGACGGTTCTAATGGTCAGAAGACAGCAGCACGAAGCGAACTTGATTACGATACATCAAAGTCAATCGAAATGATT